GAATCCAGTTTTGATATGCAGTATAATAGGCCAAAGTAACCACATATAAATCAATAATATTAGTAGTGCCTGGATCAATGCGTGTAGTTAAAGGGGCATTGTGTCTATATTGAAAATATAAATTTTGTCGACCTGTTTTGGCCAGCCATTCTGTACTGACATCAATCAAGGTTCTTAGTCCTGTGGCGCCCACGCTCAATTGATAAAATGCTTCGTCGGTGTAGGCATAAAAAATCTGGCCTGGAGACCACTCAGTCTTGGCCAACTCAATATCATCTAGAGTGGCATAGTCACTGACGACTTCGCCCTGAGCTACTAAAAGATAACGTTGTAAATTATCAAAGTCCACTGTTTTTTGTAGGTATACATACTTTTGCGTAGGGTCTACAGAAGGAGCAACAATGTCAGCAAAAAAATCAGGGTTGTCAGGTACACCATCGTTGTCACTGTCACGATAACTGACCAGCACTTGAAAATCGTCCACATAGCCGTCAGACTCAACAGGTTGTCCAGTAATTGTCATGATAATATCTCCAGACAAATGATCGGTAGAGTCAGGTTTGGTGTTTACTGCTAAAACATTAATATAGTCCTTGATCACTGTGCCAGTTCGTGAATCGTAAATTTGTGATCCATCATAGAAGAAAAAGCGTGTGCTCAATACTGAACCAAAGTAATAGGCTAAGCCACGGAAAGTGATTGTGTAATTTTGATTTTGAACCACAAACTGGACCAACCAAGATGCATCTTGATTTGTGCCTGATGTAGATCCTGCGTTGGCTTGACTAAATGCACTGCCAGCCGCTAGGTTGGTACTGGTGATCAAGTACCAGCTGTAAGGAGTTCCAGTAATATCACCATTACTGTCGTAGCCAATACCAAAGTTACGATTGAGCAAAATTTGTTCAGCCATGGCCTGTTCCAATGCCAATGGCAAGTCTGAAACAAACAGTGGAATAATAGTATCAACTAGGGCACCAGTTGGTATAAAATTATTCAGCGTGATAGGGCCTGCACCTGAACTGAGATTTCCAAGTCCATTGTTGTATCCAGTGCCTTGTATGCTCAATGGACTGGCCCAAATTTCCAGTGTTTCGTCGGCGCGACTGGGTGTGCCAGGCTTGAGTCTATTGTTAGCGTCAAAGTAGTAACCAGCAGGTGGTACAAATTTTATCAAACTGCCCACTGCCACATACCTAAAATTGGTAGTGGTAGTAAGTCCTACAGGAATTGGGGTACCGTTGGGCCAAGTTGCAGATGTCACTGCATTTCTAAAATAACCAGTTGTTTCATTGGCCAAGGTGGTACTCTGATTCCAGGTGGCGTCCGGAACCCAGGTAGTGCCGCCATATGTGGGCAGAGTAGACTCAGTTACCCTTGGAAAGTTAGCATAGTAAAACTGCTTCATGGTAGTTTCAGCTAGGCCAGGTTGTACCTGATTGGAAATCACATCCGCTATTTCATTTCGGTTAGTGTATGAAAACAAAATAGTGGGCAATATGTTTTGTTCCCACAGCCCGCCATCAGCACCAAAACTGTTGGTGCTAGAATATTTGCCTGTGTTGTCCACAAGGTCAAGATAACGGCTGGTACCAATTGAGGCACGATTCACAGCCTTGCTTTTCACAATTGAATTGTATTGTGTGTACGGGAAGAGATTGTAGTCTTCGCCGTTGACCATACGATTTTGAGTGTAGTATTGTGCAGGCGCACGTTGTTTGATTTGATCGATAGTTTCACGTGCCTGGCTATTGCTCACAGGTCTTGTGATACCGCAGGTGAATGTGATGGTTTCTAGATTGCCGTTGCGACTGATGTAACTGATGGGAATAGTTACACTCTGCATTTCTTCAGGATTGATAATGTATTGCAATCCGTTTGATGCACGAACATAGGCACGGAACGTACCTACTGGGATCTCTGAAAACACACCGTCGCCAAACACCAAGGTGATTTGATCATTGGTACGTGATGTCACTGTGTAGATTGGACGCAAAGTGGTTCCAATTTGTTCAGCAGCCGCTGCATAAATGTTTTCTGTGTATTCCCATTCGCGGTTGATATTGCCCACATTATCCAGCTGATACAACCAACGGTCTTCGTTGTTGACACCTTCAATATTGATGTTTACTGTGCGGTTGCTAATTTTTTCAGCCAAGTTAAAATCTTGATTCTGTAACACACCTTGTTTGAACATAAAAAAGTAACCTGTATTGGCAGATTGAAATCCCAGTTGATCGTTTCTAAACAAAATGTTAAAAGGCTGGTTCGCTCTTGGACTTGGTTCGTACAAATAATCTGCGCCCACCGATGTAGATGTCATGGCTTCAAATGGCATGTTTACACCATCAACAGTGGCTGTATAAGGCACAATTGGCAAATAACCAGGTACCAAGTTAATACCATATTCGTCTGTTCTTACGCCTAAAATGGTCTGGCGGTTACCGGGACGTCCTACTCGTTGAGTATTAACAAGGCTGGCATTGATAATGGTAGTAAATTGTTCTTGCCAATCTGGATTAGTAGGGTCTGCCCAGTTAACTGTGACATTGCTTAAATTTATTCCTTGATAGTCTATAACATTTTCTGTTGTTGTTACTGAAAAAACTTTGAGTAATCCTTGGGCAGCGGTATTTCGTTTGGCAGTATAACTAACCAAGTTAGCAAGACGCACAACAGAATCCCTACGTTCTGCCGTGTCCATGTAGTTTTCGCGAGTGTTTAAGTCAGTGCGGAAGGCCAGGGCTTGGCCCATGAAGGCCATGACATCTAGTAATGCAATAAACTCTGACGACTCAATGTAGTCATTGAATGTCTCAGGATAGTACAAACGCAAATAATCAATAAAACTCTTACGTAGTGTTTCAAAGTCGTAGCTTTGAAAATCGGCTTCGCGATAAGTTTGATAGATCTGTTTCCAGTCCTCAACTCCAAATATTGCCGTTTGTCTTGTTGTTGTTGCCATCTTAGATATGCCTCTGTGTTTTATTTATCGGGGCTGAAAACGGCTTAGTTATACATAGGAGGCATTGCGCTGTTGAAAATCAAAGAAAATACTCAACCTCTCGGCATTGGTACTGGGAACCACTGTGAGTTCTATTTGTATTAAAATACCGTTATTTTGTGGGAACGTTTGGATGTCGCTGATGTAGATTCTAGGATCACCGCCGGCCACTCGCTGAATTTCTGTTTCAATGGCCTGTTGTAATTCTTCCAGTTGCGGCTCAAACAGATAATCCCATATCACAGTGCCATAACCTGGTCTCCCAGGCAGTTGTCCTTGGCGAATATTAAACGCATTCAACAAGTCGCGTTTGACCAGTTCAAAATTAGTGAGTGTAAATTTTTTAAACTGATTTTGTGTGTTGAATCCAATAAATTTTTGTATCATGCTGTATTTATAGAGCGTTATTCGCCTGCCCGTTGACCTTCAATCTTGAGAGATAGTTGATATAATAATTCTTTTATCTGGCGAAATTGCTCAACGATGTATTGAACTAAACTTGCTATTTTACTTGGCGAATTTGACTGAAAAGAATTAACTACTTGTTTTTGTGATGCACTCAACCGGTCGTAGATAGCAAATACTTCTGAAGCAAGTACAGGACCTTGAGGATTATATGCCTGACTAGCAGTTTGAAATTCGTTGTTTACTGCGTCGTATTGTTGTTGAGTAATAAATTGCTGATTTGCTAATGCTTCTATCTTTGTTTTTACCACTTCTAAGGCCCGGCCTGCTACATTGATGTATTTGTTTATAAGCTCAACAGATTTGATCACATACGCTTCGCCGTCAGCTTGATTTTCAATTGTTTGTTTTGGTCCATAGTTGGGTGTGGGAACTTTGTCGTCCCCAATGACTCGGGTGCTAGCAGCATCTACTGTGGCACGATTTACTGTGTTAGAGGATGGCACCGGCGTGTCTTCTTGTTTGAACGCCGTGGGAATTTTAGTTTGCACCAAGTTCACAGCAAATGCACCGTCGCGTACCGCAGATGAAAACTCTGCTTGTAGCGCACCTGTTGCATCTCCAGGTATGGGAAGACCTTTCACAAATGCTTCAGCACTGGGTAAATCTTTTGCAGCATTTAATGCCATGCCAGCAATGCCTTGACTTGAAAGATTTTGCACAGGAACTCCCACAGCACCTAGACCAGCTACACCTTTGGCCATGAGATCTTGTTGTATTAAACTTTGTTTGCCAGGATTGTTTAAAAGATCTGTGGAGCTTTTTATTCCGTCCTTGCCAGTCCAGGCGCCGGGACTTTTTAATACACTGGCCGCGGTACTGCTCACAGCATCGGTCCAACTACTGGTTCCAGGTTTGAGATATCCGGCAGTTTCTAATTGTTTAACCCCAAGTCCAAATTTACCAAGTCCTTTATCAATGCTGATGACGTCAGCGGGTTGAGCCACTAAATTTTCTGCCTGTGCCAATACACCGTTGACTTCTGGCACGCTCATGGGACCAATTCTGTTAACAGCACCGCTGCCTGTGATGCCGCTGGCAATTTTTGTAAAGTCAGCGGTGTTGATGGGACTGCTTATAGGAAAGTTAGTTATGACTCTGTTAATTGTTTGTATGGACGTAATTGCCGTGGCACCTTGTATTCCTGATGCTGATACCAGCGGTTGGCCTAGACCAGCAGCGCCCGGAGATGGAAAAACAACGCCGGATGCGGCCGATACTGCGGGTCCGACCGCCGCTGTCAATCCAGCAGCAGTGGCAGCCAATGATCCTCCCAGTGCGCCGCCGGCGGCGCCAAGTGATCGGCTAATTGAACCAATAGAAGCAACGCCACCAACTTTTCCAAGATCGCCAACAATATTGTTTTGAGCTTGTTGTAAGGCGCCCTGGGCAGCAGGCAGTCCGGCAGCGGCCTGTGTGGCTGCCGAAAGAACATCGCCGGGTTTAAATCCCACTAGGGAACCGCTGGAATCTTGTTTTTTAAAAATTGCTTCGGCTTGCTCTCTTGTAAGTCCATCAGGTCCTTTGAGAGTAAATGGCTTGCCTTCGCTGTTGGTAAATGTAAACTCAGCCATGTTATTTTGCCTGTATTTCTATGCCTGGCGGCACTGGTTCTGCGCCCGGTGGTGGCGAGGGGGTACCTTCTTCAAAGGCAACTTCAACGTCCACACCCATGTTATGATAAGGATAGGGTTCGTGCGTGGGAGCGCGACTGACCACACTTTTTAATCCTTCGGGAAGAACCTGCCAGCCTCGGCTGGTATCCCACTCAGTGTCATCTAATAGAGTAGTAGTCAGCGGTTGTGGTGTGGTCACTGTATCTGCTGCTGGGCCATTGAGATCAATGCCACCGGCCTGTAATTTCAAAGCCGACCCTGCACCCCAAGATCCTGATGCGCTGTTCAGTGTCAATGTACCGTCGGCTTTGACACCGATGGTATTTTTACTATATGCAGTAATATCCTCTTGAGCTTGTATACTTAAAAAAGTATTGGTTTCTATCTGCATGTCCTCTTGGCTTTTCATTTTTAAATACCGGCCAGCAAACATGTTGATGTCACGATCTGCATGCAAATTAATGTCACCTTTGGTGCGTACATTTACAGAATTGGTGGCATAGACATCTACCGTGCCCTCAACACCAAATTCTATCCAAGTTTGACCATTGGCGTGAACAATATAGAAAAAATTTCCACTGTCACTCATGGTGATCTGATGGCCTTTGCTGGTGCGTAATCTAACCAAAGCATTGTCGCCTTCAAGGTCGCCATCATCCATTACAAGACTGTGCCCGCCCACACGACCAATGACTTCTACATCGTTGGGTTTGATCTCGCCAGAATTTAATTTACTTCTAATGTCATTGGGCTTCATGCCACCCTGGTAAATGGGAACGCCTGGGGTGCTTATACCAAACACAGCACTGGGGCTTTCTCTCTGGCTGCTGGAATTGATTGTTCCACGTTCGGTGTCGTTTATCAATCCTTGCTGCAACAATGCCTGCGCAACCACGCTTTGTACTGGCTTTATACCATCAAAAAATCTTGGGTCATTGAAAAGATCAAGATTATTGGTGTTAATTTCTGCGACCGGTAATCTCAAGGCATCTTCAAAATATGTTTCTTGATTTTTGTTTTGAATCTCGGCTTGAGAAACTGGCACCGAACCTAGGGCCGGTACCATCCTGCCTAGACCTTGATCGGGGATAGTGCCAATATAAAATCCTTGGCTGCGGTCGCCGTTGACAAATATACACATCACTGTGACACCCACATCTGGGGGTGTAAACCACATGCCGTAACTGTTTTGATTACCTGGATAAGCGCCCAGGCTACCGGATGTTCCGCTGCCTTGAACCGGAGTAGAACCATAAAATGGTGGCATATAGCTCACAGTAGTCCACTTGGTT